TAGATATCCAAATATGTAGATATCCAAATATGTAGATATCCAAATATGTAGATATCCAAATGTTTAAACATGTAAACAACCAAGTGTTTGTGGCTTGACCCCTGTCAGTGGAAACAGAGCCTTGACCCCTATCGAGGGAATGACCCGTCCGTGGGAATGACCCTACCGTAAGAATTGTTCGCTTTGACCCTACCGTAAAAATTGTTCGCTTGACGAATCGGTCTGGCCTATGCGAAGTAGACCCTGCGTCTACGACTTCGGACAAACAATGCAACAGAGATGAACAAGGAAATCTGACATGTCGGGATCGAGTGTTTTCCAAATGAAACTGAGTGCAAAACCTAACCTGAATGGTAACACAGAAGAGGACTTTCAAAACGTCTATGAACTCTTGGGTGTAGCTCTTGATGCCATGTTTAAAGCTCGTGGAGCTATGATGGCTGACATCTTGAATGGCCGGAATTACCAGCACACAAACGAGAGTGCCATGGTGGATGAACGCAAAGAGGTGTATGAACTGTTCCGGCAGATGCACTGGAATGTCGGAACCCTTAGATCAGCTATCTGTGACACACTCCTTGAAGAGGAACTTAAGAATGACTAATGCAACACAGTCTTCGCTAACTACTCAGGAAGCTTTCGATAACATCCGTAAGCTTGGTCGTGAGTTCTTGGTGGCACTCGTTAAGGTCACAGGTAAAGGTGTCGAAGGCAACAATGACTTGATCAACGGTATCGCAGCTTACCAGATACTTAAGATCAAGGGTGAATGGCAGCACATGGATGAAAGCTTTGACATTGTGATGCGAATCGCGTATGAACTTCTCAGAGACAATCTGGATGCAGTAGTTAGCAAGGACAAGAAACATGTACATTGAGAACATCGTCACGGACCTCAAGGATATCATCTGGGACACGATCCTTGTTGCAAACAACGCCAAGGAGAACAAGAAAGAGGCTGACCGTACATTCACTCGTGTTGTAGAGGGTGAAGAGTACACCAAGAACGGTTATGAGACTGTAGCAGAGGGTCTTATTGATGCCTCTGATGCCCTTGACAAGGCTGTTGATGCTATGAATGATCTACAGGATCGGTTGTTCAATCTGATTGAGAAGATTGAGATGGAAGCTTTGAGTGCCAAAGTTCAAAGCAAATAGACCTTGACGAATCACTGTGGCTATGCGACACACAATACAACAAAGAAGCGATAGAAGCGTAGCTTCGCTACTACAAGCTTCGCTTACTTGAAGGAAAGGACACCACATGGACTACCTGAACGTCTACCTCGACAAAGAGCCTTTCGGTCAGCTTGGAGAGGCGCAGTCACGACTGCTAGAGGTTTGTGTTGCAATCGTTGACCACGGCTACGGTGCTTGGGTTTACTACAGCGATACAGGCTATCAGTATGAAATCTTCGATGAGCCTGACCTAGTGTACCAAGAGTCCTTTGACATTGACGGTAACAATGTGGAGTTGACCAAGCGTGAGATTGATATAGTCTTGGAGATAGCTAACGAGACTTACTGGGAAAAGTACTCAGACAATGTGTACGCTTAAAGCTATAATTAGTTGACCACAAAGGATAAAGACCCTTGACAAACCTGTACGAATCAGCCTACAACACACTCATGCAAGACCTAGAGGAAATGGCAATGACTGACGTAATCGAGAAGTTCAACCCTATACAGATCGGCCTCAACAACTTCAAAGTGACCTTCCGTAAGGCCAACAGTGATGAGGTTCGCACTATGACCTGTAACTTCTTTGACAACCCTACAGAGCAAGAGCAAGAAGAAGTGCTGTACTACATGATGAGCTTTGATAGCAAGGACCTGATCAAAGTGTATGACCTTGATGCTGGTCACTGGAAGTCGTTCTATCAATCTCGTGTTATCTCGTGGGAGATTGTCTGATGACTTCTTTTGAGGATTGGTGGTACAAGTACCTGTACGAAGACCCAATGGTCTTGTTTGCTGGCCATAATGCAGATGTAAAAGCCGCCTATATTGCAGGGTTCAACGCTTGCAGAGACAAATGGGGTGGACTAGAATATGGACAAACTATGGAGGATGAAAAACAATGAGCCTTTGTTACAAAGACATGACCTTTTGTGTGGCAGGAGACAACTGTAAAACCGCCCTCAATGGTCAATGCCACAGGTACATGAGTGAGTACCAGAAGGCTGGTGCAGAGGCTTGGGCAGGCTCTATGAACATGGACTACGCACCTGTAGCATGGTCTGACTACAGCAAGCGATGCGAATACTACAAGCCTGTCGATAAAGACTGGAAATGGGAAGGGTTTGACTTTGACTAATACCACAAGCGTTGATGAAGACCAGCCTTGGATCGACTTCTGTGATAGCATCAGGGATACCCTTCCTAATAATGCAACAGCCATCCAGCTAGGTTCCTTCTTCTACTGGATTATGGCCCTGTACAGGCACTCTCCTAACTCTATGCACCTAGCAATGGCTTTAGCCCTAGATGACTACCAGCGATCAGAATGGAGCGTCCCAGATGGCACAGTCTTACATTGACAAGACTTACTACAACACAGAGAGCTTGGTCCCTATCCAAGCATACATCCGGCAGCTACAACAACTCCTGTCACAACAAGATTGGGATGGGGAAACTGATAAAGCTCAAGTGACACATGCTGAACTGGTACATGTTATCAGTTATCAGGAGCAATCAGGTAGCATGTACTACCCGATGTTCTAAAGGCTATCAGACATAAGAAAACCTCTAGGAGCTACCCCTACAGTGAGGGACTCCTAGAGGTCATACATCTTATAGTCTTCTTTATACAGTATATAATAAGCCACGAGAGTACTAGATCAGTTAGCTTACTCAGAGAGTATATACTCAGGGGGCACACAACCCTATAGTTACATAGGGTCCAGAGGCTCGTTGTCAAGGGTTCCTACAGATCACGATTTGTTACAACCTCTGTAACACGAGTTAGCACTTGAAGATGACACTTGCTTTTCCTTGAGAGAGGGCTTAGATAACACATCTGACACTAGGAGATACAGATGATCAGTAACACTTGCCCATCATGCGGGTATTGGAATGGTTACCCCAGCGGAGATGAGCGTGAGCGTCTCTGGTTGGATGAACTAGCAATCACTGACAAGCTTCTGTTGAAAGAAGCAAAGGTGTCCCTTGAACGCCTTGAACGAGCAGAGACAGTGGAAAGAGAGCGTAATCGCCTGTGGAAAGCTTTACGATACTACGCAGAGTTTCACGAAGACCCCAATGACGGACCTTGGGGCGTACACAGCGACGATTTTGGTGCCATAGCTAGAGCAGCTTTGAGGGGAGAAGACTATGATCGGTAATCTTTGCCTGTCTTGTGGTGATGACCTAGACTGGCCCAGCGGAGATGGATGTGCTAACATGACAGCCCACAAGAATGACAACAAGCCTTGGGAATTTATTCTAACTGACATCGTAGACAATGAGGATGGTGGTACAACAATAAGCTTTGACCTTGATAAGGAAGCTCACAAAGCAATGGCTAACATTGGTGTACAGTTTGTGTTGCATTGTGCCGCTGCTCAGGTAGATATGCAGGTTGCTTTGGATGCTATCTTGAAGATGGGAGAGCTTGATGACTGAGAAATACCTAATTGAACTTCTCAGAGAGGGGCAGATGAACGATGCAGAATTTCGAACCGTTGTGAGTATACTGTATAAACTATCGACCATATCGCGGATCACAACACCGGAAAGGCATGACACATGAGTGATGATCTAGTGACAGAAGCCCGCAAAGGCGGTCCTTGTGCCGAACTCGGCGACCGGTGTCGGGCCATTGAAGCTGCCAGCGGATGCTTTTGTGCGGCTGCCGCCGACCGCATCGAAGCCCTGACGGCAGAGCGTGACCAATGGAAAAGCCGTCACTTCCAGATGCGCGATGAGCGTGACGCGAAGGCTATCGCCGCGAAGAACTACGCCGATTTTAACCACGAATGGCGAAACCGCGTCGAAAAAGCAGAGGCAGACAACGCGCGGCTGCGGGAGGCGCTGGCAGATATTGTTGCAGACTGCGAAGCTACTTACCCGCCGTCGCATGGAGCAATCAAATACGCCGCCCGCCTCGCCCTCAACACCGGAAAGGCTGACACATGAAATATAGCGCTGTCCTGAACTGGCCGAATGTCTACGCATTTGGGTATGTCGCTGGCCCGGTCAAACCTTGGTTTGCATGGCGTCCTGTCCGCCTTTGGTACGGTCAGTGGGTTTGGGTGAAGCGGATAAAGCGGGCGCGTATTGTGAAGCACGGATACCTACCCGGCCCAGACTGGTCCTTCTGGACTTATACCGATCTAGCCACGCAGAAAGGAGCCGAGCCATGAGTGACCTGATCCGCCGCTATGACGCGCTGAAAGCCGTTGATATGTGGGAAAGCGATTGGTCTCGTACCGATAGCGCGATCCGCGCCCTTCCCGCCGTCACAGTGCAAGCGCAGATCAACGAAGCAACGCTGCGAAAAACCCTGCACGATCTAATTACAGAACAAAGCGAAGGCGAATGGGACGACAAGACCATCGCCAAGGATGTTGAGGTCTTTCTGACCGCCATCCTCGCCCTGATCCGCAAGGGGGGCCAGCCATGACCCGTCCAGACATACACGACATACTGTCAGGCATAGGACAAACCGAAGACATCGGCGGATGGTGGGAAACCAGCGCCGGTGCGGAGTTTGGTCAGCGGAAAATGCAGGAAGTCGAAGCCTGCGTCAACGCGGCTGTGAAGGCGGAACGGGAGCGGTGCGCGAAGGTGGCGGACGATCACACCCCGGATAAACACACCGCAGCCTTGGCGTCCCATGTCACAGGTCGGACTATCGCCGCAGCTATCCGCAAGGGGGACCAGCCATAACTGAATTATCCCACCAACCCTGCCCACATGAAGCTTGTGGGTCATCTGATGCCTTCAGTTGGTCTACCGAAAAGCACGTAGGATTCTGCTATTCTTGTGGTAGCTCCTACCCTTCCAAGAAAATGCACGTCTTTGATTGGGTTGCTGAACGGTATCCCCTGAAGGGAAATCAAGGTCCTATGGTCATAGAAGAAGATGAAGGAGACTACATGGATAGTTCATGTGCATCAAAACTTAAAGTTGTAGCACACGGGGACGGACAATATCTTCCCCTTCGTGGTATCCTGAAAGGGACTATGGAGTTCTACAATGTAAGTACCTACAGCAAAGATGGTGAACCAACCCACCAAGATTATGTCTACCCCAATGGTTCTACCAAGACCCGTGTGTTCCCTAAAGACTTCCATACTAACTCAGGGTTCAAGGGGGACATGCTCTTCGGTATGGACAAGTTCCCTGCTGGCTCTGCAATGGCTGTGACTATCTGTGAGGGTGAGCTTGATGCCCTCTCGGCCTTTCAGATGATGGGTAGTCAGTATCCTGTTGTAAGTCTACCTAGTGCTACCCCAAGCAAGAAGCTCCTAGAGAACTGTAGGGATTGGCTTGGGTCCTTCGATAAGATTTACCTTAGCCTAGACTCTGACAACAAGGCTGACAAGTTCGCTCTGGCTCTGATGAACCTGTTCCCTAGTCGTGTGTACCATGTGCCACATGACAAGTTCAAGGATGCCAATGAGTTCCTACAGGCTGGTAAGGCTCAACTCTACAAACATTGCTGGTACAACGCCAAGCTCTTTACACCTGACAACATCTACTCCACAGAAGAACGGTTCCTAGAGCTTCTCCACGATACCCCTGAGCACAGCTATATCCCCACAGGTATTGCAGCCCTTGATGAGAAAATCCTTGGTCTAATGCGTGGTCACTTCACAGTGATCAAGGGTCCTACAGGTATCGGTAAGTCTGAGCTTATGCGTTACCTTGAGAGCAACTTCGTTAACAACTACCCCAAGGTCAAATTTGCTACATGGCACCTAGAAGAGACTAAGCTTCGTAGCCTTCTTGGTGTTGTATCCTACTACCTCAAAGATAACCTTACCCGTAAGGACCTGATCGAACAGAAGGGTCGCATGGGTGATGTTGAGATGGCTATCAAGGGAATTAGTCAGAACACAGGGTACATGCAGTTTCACCTACGGGAAGAGGATGGTGCAGAAGACCTAATCGATCAGATCAGGGTGCTTACTCAAGTGTATGGTTGTGAGTTTATCTTGTTTGAGCCAGTGCAAGATGTTGTCACTGTAGGGTCAGATGAGAGCAAAGAAGCTGCCCTTGCTGAACTTGCTGTAAGGCTCTCTAAGCTGGCTGCTGACCTCAATGTGGGTATCATTACTATTGCTCACACTAACGAGATGGGAGAGGTCAAGTACTGTCGTATGATTGGGCAACGAGCCTCAGTCATTATCGACATCCAACGTGACAAAGATAGTGAGAACCTTCTTGACAGGAATACCACAAAGCTGGTAATAAAGAAGAACAGACCAACTGGCCTAGAGGGTGCTGCGGGAGAACTCCTGTTTGACCCTGAGACATTCACTCTTAGTGAGAAAGTAGACACATGGTAATAACAGAAGTAGAGATAGAACCTCTTCGCTCAAAGCACTATGAGACAATAATCTATGTAGTGGCAAATGGGTATGGTTTCTCAATAAGTATTTCAGGTTACTACCCTAAACCCAGTCTTAGGGAAATCGAGGGGGGTTGGGAGCCTGATGAAGGAATGGACCACGTGGAGAGTGAAGTGCATTATGGTCTTGCAACACTCATTGCAAATGCTCTTAGTGAGAAAGTAGACACATGGTAAAGACACCTGATGAACTGTTTGACTTGTGGCTTGAAGGGGAGTTGCTTTCGGGTTTAACTCGTAAAGACTTCTGCCACAAGCATGGCCTTGATATCTCAGATATGCGCTGGGCTTTCTGTGGTGGCGTAAGCTACTCGTCTTTCAATAGGTTTGCTAATGAAGACTAAAGTGTATGTTCTCACAGAAGATGTAAAGGAACGTGGTCCAGAGGGCGGCACTCAGACTTTTGTTGTAGGGGTTTACAAGAACTTGGATGATGTTATGAAAGCAGCAATGTTCCTTGCGGGATGGGCTGATTGGACGGAGCATGAAGTAAAATGACGTTCAATGATTGGCTCTATGAGTCGGAGGCTTACAGTGTCCGTTTTGAGCGCCTACAAGAGACTTTTGCCCACATGGATATCCTTGACTGGAAAGCCCTTATGGACTGGCTTGAAGCTGCTTATAGGGTTGGCTACCAAGAGGGTAGGAATGAAAACCAAGGAGTTCCGTTCTAGATGTGGCAACCGATTGAAACTGCACCAAAAGACACAACCGAGATTATAGACATCTGGGCTTGCTCTGGTGGAGATATGCGGTTTGGGGAAAGATTCACAGACTGTGAGTTTTTTCGTGGTAAATGGCATTATCAATCCAATGGAGATTGGTATGAGGTTGATTTTAAACCTACTCACTGGATGTCTATACCTGAACCACCTACTAACGGAGAGTAACTATGAAATACATCGTCTTCGACACCGAAAGTGACGGACTTGCTTACGAGGCAACAAAACTGCATGTCTTCGCTTGGTCCGAAGATGGCAAGACTGTAGAGGTCACTCACGACTATCAGGTTATGCGTGATGTGTTGTCACAACAAGACTGTATGTTCGTGGCTCACAATGCTGTCAGGCATGACCTACCCCTGATCAACCGTATCCTTGGTCTTGATCTAGACTACACTAGGTTCGTGGATACTCTTCTGTTGTCGTGGTATCTTAACTTCGACAGGGACCGTCATGGCCTTGAGCAGTACGGTATTCAGTACGGCGTACCCAAGCCCAAGATCACTGACTGGAACAGCCTTACACCTGAGCAGTACGCCCATCGTGTAACAGAAGATGTCAAGATCAACTACCGTTTGTGGAAAGAGCTTGAGCGTAAACTTAAGTCTCTGTATGGCACAGAGGATGAGATGCTTCGTCTCAACCAGTACCTGAGCTTCAAGGCTGATTGTGGTCGTGAGCAAGAGGCTAACCCTGTCACACTCGACATGGTATCTGTACAGAAGCACTTCGATACTCTCTCTGAGATGCAACAAACCAAGATAGCTGAACTATCTAAGGTTATGCCCAAGAAGCCTATCTATAAGCAAGTCAACAAGCCTCAGATTATCTATAAGAAAGATGGTAGTCTGTCTATCTACGGTGAAGCTTGGCTCAATACACTCAAGGAACTCAAGCTTCCTGACAGTGTTGTGGGTCCGGTCAATGTTCTTCTTGGTTATCAAGATGGCAACCCCAATAGTCACGAGCAAGTTAAGGACTGGTTGTTCTCTCTTGGTTGGAAGCCTAAGACCTTCAAGTATGTCAAAGAGGATGACGGTACAGAGAGGGCTATCCCTCAGATCAAGAACGGAGAGGAACTCTGTAGCAGTGTAGAAGACCTTGCAGAGGATACCCCAGCGGTACAATTACTCGTTGATATGGGCATCATCCAGCATCGTAGAGGGGTCTTCAAGTCCTTCTTGGACAACCAGACTGACGGTAAGGTTGTAGCTAGTTTTGGTGGTCTAACCAACACCTTCAGGCTACAGCACAGGAAGCCCATTGTGAACCTTCCAAAGGTCGATAAGCCTTGGGGTAAGGAAATTCGTGGGTGTATCACTGCACCTGAAGGTATGGTCCTCTGTGGGGCTGATATGGTCTCTCTAGAGGATACAACCAAGCGTCACTACATGGTCCCGTTTGACCCCGACTACGTAGAGGAGATGTGTCAGCCGGGATTCGATCCACATTTACGCTTGGCGGTCTTCGCTGATGCAATTACAGAAGGTGAGTATTCTTTCTTTGAGTGGTACAATGAAAATAAGAAACGGTAATAAGTTAAGGTCAGATCAAACAGCAGACCCAAGCAAGTACCCACAAGGTAACTTTAAGGATAAGCCATGCAAAAGGTGTAAAGTAGACTTTAGCCCAAAAGCACCAAGCCAGCTTTACTGCTCTCAGGATTGTATAGATGACGCAAACACTGATAAGTACTACAAAGCAAGCTATGGTATCGACCTTATAACCGTGAGGGAGATGCTTGTTGCTCAAGGTGGTGTCTGTGCAATTTGCAAAACTGAAGGGTTTAAGATGCTAGACGGACATCATAGCGGACTAAACCTAGATCACTGCCATGAGACAGGTAATGTCAGAGGACTTCTCTGCCACAACTGCAACCGAGGGTTAGGTTTGTTCAAAGACAACACCACCTCACTACAAAACGCCATAAACTACTTGAGGAACAATGACCCTAGATGAAATGAAGCTGTTGCCCGAAAAAGAGCAAGAAGCCCTGTTCAAGAGACTAAAGGCCGTCCGGTCACAGTATAAAGCAGTCAATTACAGCGCAGTGTATGGTGTAGGTAAGACTAAGCTGGCTAGGACTTTGGGTATCAGTCTCAAGGAAGCAGCCAAACTGATTGAGGATTACTGGAAGCGTAACTTCTCAGTTAGGAAGGCTGTCGAGAAGTTTGAGATGAAGACTGTTGGGCCTTACATGTGGGTCAAGAACCCTGTGTCTGGCTTCTGGCACAACCTTCGCTCAGAGAAAGATGCGTTCTCTACTGTCAACCAGAGTACAGGTGTCTATGCTTTCGATACTTGGTTGTACTTTGTACGTAAGCAGGGTGTTGTGGTAAACTTCCAGATGCACGATGAGAAGGGTTCATATCTACCTATTGGTACTGAAGAGGGACACAAGCAAAAGCTTCTTACAGCTATCGATAAGACCAACGACAAACTGAAACTGAACGTCAAGCTGTTTGTGGATGTACAGACAGGGATGACCTACGCGGAGACTCACTGATGGATATGACCTATGAACAATATCTTGAGTTCTACACTCACTTCTTCTACAACAAAGACTACAATTTGTGGTCAAAACTGAAATAAAAGTGTATGAAAAGGTTGACAGAATCACTCTGAAGACCTATCTAAGTTAACCAAAGCCCGACAAACCGATTGAGGAAAATATGGCTAATAAAACGAAGTACGTCACCCTTGATGCTGAACTTGAGTACGCTCAGGTGTTCCTTGAGAACCGTGATATGGGGAACGCACAAGTAGACCACTCCGATACGGATGGTGTGTACAAGGTCACTCTGATCCTTGACGAAGACGGAATGAATAAAGCTATCGAAGCTGGGTGCCCTCAGAAGCAAGGTGCCTTTGCCCAGTTCAAGCCCTTTGAGCGCGATGGTAAGACGCTCTATAAGTTTACTGTTCGTCGTCCTCATGTCCACCCTCGCTTCATGGTCATGGATGAGAACAACCAACCAACGGATGAGCGCTTGACCCTTGGACCGCCCCAAGTGTTTGACCTGAACATTGCCAAAGCCGCTTGGGAAGCAGCAGAGCAGAAGGGCCGTCTTGATCAGTACTCTACCCCTTGGACTATTGAAGACGGCCTGATCGGTAATGGCTCTAAGGCTAAGGTTAAGCTTGCGGTTGCTTCTGGTGTTGGTGTTCATGGTAAGGCCAAGGGTAAGACCTTCACTAAGGTTGAACTCATGGGTGTTGGCTTGACTAACATTGTTGAATACGTTGGTGGTAATAGCACTGGTGGGTGGGAATAAGATGAACTATCGTTTTCAGGCTTACGACCATGATCCAAACCTTGATGGAAGGACCATCATTGTAGCTCAAACTGATCTTGAATACCTTGGTGACGTAACCGAGTTGTTCCTGACCTTTCTTCATGCCGCTGGTTACAGTTATGCCCGTAGTGTTGTTGTAATCAAAGATGATGGTCAGGAGGTCAGCACTCAATGAAGATTAGCGCAAAGCTGGTGGCCTTGACACAACCTGTTATTGGTACACCAGCAGCTAATTCGGAGGCTCTCATCGCGTACTGCGCGAGGGTCTCCAACCCCAACAACCAAGATAACCCTGATTACTCCAAGCTCCTTGACTATTGTATCCGTAACAAACATTGGTCAGTCTTTGAGATGGCTAACGCTATCGTTGAGGTAGAGGCACCAAGGGATATCACCCGTCAGCTTCTACGTCATCGTAGCTTCTGTTTCCAAGAGTTCAGTCAGCGATACTCTGATGAGATTGAGTTTACGAGCCGAGAGTTTCGTAGGCAAGATGATAAGAACCGTCAGAACAGTGTTGATGATCTAGGTTCGGAAGTGCAAGAAGAGATACTTTCAGAGGTTGGGAACCTTAGTTATTTTGCAGATGACACTTACAGGTATCTGAGGCATCTTGGTGTTGCTAAAGAATGTGCTCGTGTAGTTCTTCCTGAAGGGCTTACCATGAGTAAGCTTTATGTTAACGGAACAGTTCGTAGTTGGTTGCATTATCTTGATGTACGTGATGATCCCGGTGTTACTCAATGGGAACATGTCTTGCTTGCTCGTGAAATCCGTAAAGTCCTAGAACCAGCTTTCCCAACTATATTTAAGGTAGATAACAATGCGGGCTGAGAATAAACTTAATCTGATTAAGACTATCCTTGAAGAGGATATGGGTTACTACAACGAGGCTTATGAGGCTGTTGACAGTGTTGTTGTTAACGAACTGAAGGAGAACATCTACTTCCTCAGTGACCCTAAAAACGATCCCTATGAGACCCCTGACAACAAGGCAGCTACCCTAGCAGCTTTCTACAATGTACTCTCTTATTTTATGATTACAGGAGACTACAAAAAGTTTGTTATGGAGATGCGTGATAAGTGAAGCTCCTCATTGATGGCGATCCGCTGACATATCAAGCAGCGTTTAGTCAGGATGGGCAGACTGTTGGTGGCATATGTGATAAACTCGATAAGATCATTGAGGAAATCTTACAGGCCACCAACCCCTACGCTACAAAAGAGGATTATCAAATCTTCCTGACGGGGAAGGGTAACTACCGCAATGAAATCTCTGATATCTATAAGATGAACAGAGTAGGTCGAGAGAAACCCTTACTTCTAGGCTTCGCTAGGCAATACTTGATTGATACCTACGGAGCCACAGTCAGCGAAGGGCAAGAAGCTGATGATGATATCGCTATTGAAGCAACCCGTTTATATCCTGATTGCGTTATTGTATCTGTCGATAAAGACTTTAGGACTATCCCCAGCACTATCTATAATCCACGAAGGCAAAGCTGGGAAAAGGTAACTGAGGAAGCTGCAACATTCAACTTCTATGAACAAGTACTGACTGGTGATGCTGTAGACAACATCATTGGTATCTACAAGGTTGGTCCTAAAACAGCACAAAAGATGCTCTCAGAGTGCCGAACTGACGTAGAAATGTTCAAAGTGTGTGTTGAAGCCTACGAAAACGATGTTGAACGAATGATTATGAATGCGAGGTTGTTGTGGCTAAGGCGACAAGAAAATCAAGTATGGATGCCGCCCATCGACTAGGCTATCGTTCTGGCCTAGAGGTTAAGGTTGCAACACAACTACAAGAGTCTGGTGTTGAGTTCGGATATGAAACCACAAAGATCAAGTATCAAGTGGATGAAGTCAGGAGCTACACACCAGACTTTACTTTTCCTAATGGTCTAATAGTTGAGACTAAGGGAAGGTTCGTGAGTGCAGATAGGAAGAAACACTTGCTTATCAAGCAGCAATACCCTAAGCTAGATATTAGGTTTGTGTTCTCTAACTCTAAGGCTAAGATAAACAAAGGGTCTAAGACTAGTTATGGTGACTGGTGTGATCAACATGGCTTCATTTATGCAGATAAGGAGATTCCACAGAAATGGCTAAAGTAGTGAATGTGCTTCGTGGTCCAGTTCATTCCAGTGAAGTCCCTGACTGGGACATGGACAACGATGGGTTCGGTCTTCTCTACAACGAGGGTTATGTCTTGTATGTCACTATGCAGGATGATCGTGGTGTTCTCTCTGAAGAAGAACTTGTCTTTGAGGACTTTGATGAAGCAATGATTATGGTCGAACACTTTGTTGATCAGGTCGTTGCTCTAGTATGGGATGAAGACCTTTGAGTAAAACCGCAATCGTTTGGACTTGTGCTCATGCTCATGGTGATGTAAGTAATGAAAGGTTTTCGTGGTTAGGTAATTTGATCGAAGATATCAAACCTGACTATGTGGTTGATCTAGGTGATGGGGCTGATATGCAGAGCCTCAACACTTACGATACGCGCTATCCACAGGCTATTGTGGCACAGTCGTACCAGCGTGACGTAGAAGCCTACAACGAGGCTATGGACCGTATCTGGGGCCGGTACAAGTTGTCTAAGAAGAAGCGACCTTGGCGTGTCGGCTTCGAAGGCAACCACGAAAATCGCATCAGGAAAGCTATCGGGCATGACCCAAGATTAGAGGGGGATAAGTTTGGAATCTCATTTTCCCATCTTCAAACAGACCACTGGTTCGATGAGTACCACGGATACAAAAACTCTGGACCAGCCCTTGTTGACTACGATGGTGTGCTCTACGGTCATTACGTATCTAGTGGTAACTTTGGTTCAGCAATGTCTACTAAGCATCATGGCTATAGCCTTGTTGAAAAGCTGGCCTATAGTTGCACTGTTGGTCACAGTCACAAGTTTCACTATTACAGGAAAGCTGATGCTCGACCTAAGCCGTTACATGGTCTTGTTGCAGGATGCTTCAAGGGAGCAGAAGAGAAATGGGCTGGGCAAGCAAACGCCGAGTGGAGCAAAGGTGTCGTCATTAAACGATATATTGAAAACGGTGATTACGACATGCAGTGGGTATCCCTTAAAGCTCTACAGAAAGAGTATGGAAATGGCTAAGAGAGCCAAGGTCAAGAGCAACAACATCACAGAGAAGCCTAGACGTGACCGAGACTGGTATGCCACACCAGAGAGGGCTGTAGAGCCTCTTATCGCTCATCTACCAGAGTACGGCACCTTCTGTGAACCTTGTGCTGGTGATGGTCGTCTCTCTGTCCACATAGACAATCTGACCTGTAGTACACTGTGGGCTAAAGAAGAGTTTGACATTGAGCCACAAATAAACAGCATTACCAAAAAAGACGCCTTGACGCTAGTACCTGAAGACCTCTTTGATATCGACTTGCTGATTACTAATCCACCCTTTGAGTGGGAGACACTACAGCAGATGCTAGAGTTGTTCCCTACACTAAAGCCCACTTGGTTGTTGTTACCTTTTGGTTATGCTTGCAACAAGAGGATGGCACCTTACATGGCTATCTGTAAGAAGGTTGTTCCTATTGGTCGTGTCAAGTGGATTGAAGATAGTAAGCAGTCCAGTACAGATGACTTCGCTTGGTTCCTGTTCGATGCCTCTCACGTAGCTTACACAAGATTGTACCCTAGAAAATGACTAAAGAAGAAATCCTAAAGATCATTGAAGAACACGGCTTCGTCAATATCCTGAAAGAAAACAACCTGACCCTGTGGAAAGTCCTTGATGTGCTAGACACACTAGGCTATGTGTACTTGGAGAGATACAAGGATGATTACTGATGACTAAATGGGAACTTGATATCAAGTCCGACTTCGATACCTTCCAAGATAACTGTAAGTCAACTGCAATCTATCCTGCCAATGTTGGGCTACTGTATGTCACTCTAGGTCTAATGAATGAGTGTGGTGAGTTTGGTGGTCATATCAAGAAGATGATCCGAGATAGTCAGATTGATGACAAGGCTGCTGCCAAGGAACTTGGTGACTGTTTGTGGTATCTAGCTATGTGTGCAGAGGAACTTGGGTATGACCTAAGTGAGATTGCTGCTATGGTTACTGCAAAGCTTAAGGATCGTGCTGCCCGTGGAGTTCTTAGTGGGAGCGGGGATAACAGGTGACTGTCCAAGAACTCATAGAAAGACTAGAGAAGATCAGGGATAAGAGTGTTCCTGTAGTTCTCGTTGAATGGTCTAAGCAAACACCACTAACCTGTAAATGTGATTTGACACCAAACCGCCTTGTGGTACAAGCACACCGTCTAGCCATCATTGTTGAATAAGAGAAAGAATAAATGAGCAACTATCTTCCTACTGATTACCAAGCCTTTATTGCAACATCACGTTATGCCCGTTGGATCGACAAAGAGAATCGTCGTGAGACTTGGGGTGAGACTGTTGGTCGCTACATGGATAACGTAGTGGCAAAGACCCTTGCTAGTATCGATGATGCCAGCAACACACACTACGAGATTGAACAAGCCATCCTCAATCTTGAGGTAATGCCCTCGATGCGGACTCTAATGACCGCTGGGCCTGCCCTTGAGCGTGACAACACAGCAGGCTATAATTGTTCCTACATGCCTGTAGACGACCCTAAGTCCTTTGACGAGGCTATGTTCATCTTGCTCTGTGGCACAGGTGTAGGGTTCTCTGTTGAGCGCCAATACATCAGTAAGCTGCCTGACGTACCTGAGCAGATGTTCAAGAGTGATACTGTCATCGGTGTCAAGGATAGCAAAGAGGGTTGGGCTAAGGCTCTGCGTCAGCTTATCAGTCTGCTCTATGCTGGTGAAATCCCTAGCTGGGATACTTCTAAGGTCCGTCCTGCTGGTGCTAAACTCAAGACCTTTGGTGGTCGTGCATCAGGTCCTGCCCCTCTGATCGAACTGTTCAACTTTACTATCAACACCTTTGTTGCAGCTAAAGGACGTAAGCTTTCCTCTATTGAATGCCACGACCTGATGTGTAAGATCGGTGAGGTTGTGGTTGTTGGTGGTGTACGTCGATCAGCTATGATCAGCTTGTCTAACCTCTCTGATGACCGTATGCGTCATGCTAAGAGTGGTCAGTGGTGGGAGAACAACGGTCAACGTGCCTTGGCTAACAACTCTGTAGCCTACACTGAGAAGCCTGACATGGAAACCTTCATGCGAGAGTGGTTGTCTCTGGTCCAGAGCAAGTCAGGTGAACGTGGTATCTTCTCGCGACAAGCTAGTAAGAAGCAGGCTGCTAAGAATGGTCGTCGTGATCCTAACTATGAGTTTGGCACGAATCCCTGTTCGGAAATTGTGCTTCGTCCTTATCAGTTCTGTAATCTTTCAGAGGTTGTAGTTCGTGCCACAGACACTGTAGAGGACCTTGAGCGTAAGGTTCGTATTGCTACTATCCTTGGGACTATCCAATCTACGCTGACGAATTTCCCTTACCTTCGTAAAGTATGGAAAGACAACACAGAAGAAGAGCGGTTGCTTGGTGTATCGTTGACTGGTATCATGGATAATGAAATTCTTTCTGGCGAAGACACAGATCAACTGCAACTCTCAATGATTTTGGAGCACCTAAAGTATGTTGCTGTGGCTACTAATGCTGAATGGGCTGAACGCCTTGGTATCCCTGCCTCTACTGCTATTACTTGCGTTAAGCCTTCCGGTACAGTCAGCCAGCTTGTTGATAGTGCTAGTGGTATCCATGCTCGTCATTCTCCCTATTACATTCGGACTGTTAGAGGTGACAATAAGGACCCACTGACACAGTTTATGAAGGATCAAGGTATCCCTAGTGAACCTGATGTAATGAAGCCTGATGCTACCACTGTCTTCAGCTTCCCACAGAAGTCTCCTGTAGGTGCTGTAACTCGAAACGATATGACTGCCCTTGAACAACTTGAGATGTGGCTTACATATCAGCGTCATTGGTGTGAGCATAAGCCATCTGTGACTGTGACTGTACGGGACCATGAATGGATGGAAGTAGGTGCTTGGGTCTTCAAGTACTTTGATGAAGTATCAGGTGTGTCCTTCTTGCCACACAGCGATCATACCTATCAGCAAGCACCTTACCAAGAGTGCAGTGAACGTGAATACAATGATGCCCTCTCCCTGATGCCTAAACGGATTGATTGGTCAAAGCTTAGTGACTATGAAACTGAAGACACCTCTAAGGGTACTAGCACATTTGCTTGCGCTGGTGGTAGCTGCGAGATGGTAGACCTTACCTAACCCCTGTCAGGGCTATGTCTTAGGACACCTCAATACCGATAGGGCCTCCTGAGCATGAGGGTAAACTGCTTACCTCTTAAACAAAGAAAGAAGTGACTATGATCTTTGATATCATTCAAGTTGTTGGGCTTGGGGTTATTGCCTATCTCTGGTGGAAACAGAACGAGAAGATTAATGACCTAGAGTTTATGATGGGTTATGTACTAACTGAGATGGATAAGGTTGATGCTGTGGTAGAAGTCCAATGATCCCTGAGAAGCCTCGTGGTAAGCGTGCAACTAAGTTCAAGGGTGCAGAAGAAGAGGCTGCAACAAAGACTGTAAATCTAGTCCCACTTAATGAGAACCAGAGGCTCTATCTAGACGCCCTACGATCCTCTGACCAAGTTGTTGTCTGTGGTTACTCTGGCACAGGTAAGACCTATATTGCAGCTACCTTTGCAGCAAATATGTATGCCACAAAACAGATTGATAAGATTGTCATCACTAGGCCGATTGTATCTGTTGGCAAAGACCTCGGTCACTTTCCGGGAACACTAGAAGAAAAGATGACACCTTGGGTTGCCCCTGTTCTGGAAGTTCTTGTTGATCAGCTTGGTAAGGGTGTTGTAGAGACGGCGGTTAAGAACGGAAACATTGAGGTGGCTCCGCTTTCAACTATGCGTGGTCGTAGCTTCAAGAACGCATTTATCATCCTTGATGAAGCCTCCAACACCACCATACCTGAGATGCTTATGTTCTTGACACGTATTGGTAAAAACTGTAAAGTAGTTATCAATGGTGACGTAAGGCAACGAGACATCAAAGAACAATCTGGTCTTGCTAAAGTCTTTCACCTAATTAAAAAGTACAATATGTCAATACCTGTCGTAGAGTTTGAAGTAGACGACATTGTTCGTAGTGACCTTGTTAAAGAGTGGATTAAGGTCTTCACAGAGGAAAAGTTGATGTGATTAAAAGAGAAGCCAGTTATGTCAGAGTTCCACACTCTTTCTTGAGTGAGTGCTTTGACTATACAAAAGAAGGGGTCTTGCTCTGGAAGCTAAGGCCAAAAGAACACTTTAAGACGCTGCCTGCTTGGAAGGGTTGGTTCACCCGTTGTTACAACAAACCTGTTGGCTGTATTGATCTACAAGGTTACTATAACTTTGCCCTACACTATAACGGCAAGATACAAAGGTTGCACGTCCACCGTGTGATTATGTCACTCTACTTAGGGCGAGACTTAGAGAGAACAGAGATTGTTGACCACATAGATTGGGATCGTACGAACAATAGTCTCTCAAACCTTCGTCTTGTAGACCACTCAGTAAACGCTAAAAACACTAGCCCGAGAAAAAACAACACCTCTGGTCAGAAAAACATTTGGTGGTGTAAGAGCAAGAACAAATGGCAGGTCTCAGCTACACGGGATAAGAATAAAATCCATGTTGGCTTTTATAAAGACTTGTGTGACGCTGTAGCAGCACAACAAAAGTTTTATGAGAAAGGAATCTAATGATTGAGGAAGAAGTAGCTTACAACCCCTTTGACCAGCAAGTGGGTGGTTCACACTACAAGACACTTAAGATTCAACCTGTAGAGTTTATCCTAGCTAACCAACTAGGGTTCTGTGAGGGATCAATCATCAAGTACACTTGTCGCTACAAACAGAAGGGTGGTATTCAAGACCTCAAGAAAGTTATCCACTACGCTGAACTTCTCATTGCTAAACTGGAGTCCGAGGATGCTAACACTAATCTTTTTAGTCTGTAGTACTACAAGCACCTATTGTTACTCTGCCACGTCAGGTGTCACTTATGACAACAAAGAAGAATGTACTGAGAGTGCTGTGGTTATCATAGACCGCAACTATGCTTCACAAAAGCAAAAGGGGGAACTCACTGAGGTCGCTGTGTTCAAGTGCATCTCATGGGGAGAGCCTGCATGACAGACCTCATAATGCTTGTTGTAATTATCATCTCCTTGATAATGTTCTGTTGGCGATAGACTAAAAGAAAACCCGCTAGAGTCCAATCAAGGATTCTAGCGGGTCTTTTTATTTATCAGGTTGTGTCTTGTAGAGTTCGATCACATCTCGTTTGACTTCTTTAAGGTCATTCTTTATTTCATACATAATCTCTCGGTCTTCTTGTCTACGGACATCCCTGTCTTTAATCTCAGAGTGAAGAAGTTCGATTTGCTTCTCGTTAGTCAAGAGCCTTCGAACCATCCATGTGATCCCTGAAAAGATACCAGCTATAACTGAAGCCACAACGTATTCTAAGTATTCCATCTCGTAAATAATCCTCTGATCCATCTGGCAATTTCGTTAGGGGATGGTAGTAACCACCCAAGGATAAGAAGGATGAGCATCCATAGCGGGGTTTGTTGGATATTTACTTCTTTGATTTGTTCTGCTATGACAGGGGAGCTTTGTTGTACAACATCTCTTCCTGCTTCTGTTCTGGTTTGATTAGCTACAGCTTGTTGTGTATTCTCTTTACCAATTTGGGTATTGGCTGCGACATTAGTTCCACCACCTGTCAAGAGGTTTAGAGGACTAGCACCACAACCAGCGAGCAAGAGTACGATCAGTAAGAGCTTCATTTCTTTAAGCCAACTAGACAGAGTTTAGTTTTGCTCTCTGCCCTACGATTGACTAGACCTTGAACCTTACCACCACCAGCCTTGACCCACTTATCAAGTTCTTTACAGGCTTGTTCGTACTTACCTTGATTAGCTAGCTTCATCATTGTGGATTTGCCAGCAGCACCGATACCCACATTGTATGCTAGTTCAAGGAGAGACGCTTGAACACCAATAGGAATATCTGGGTTAGTCATATAGGGCTTCAGCTTGTTGTAGTATTCTGCTACAGAAGCCTTGAGCATATCTTCACATTGTTGCTTTGTGTAGCGATCAGACATGGTTACGCCTCTAGTCTCTCCGTAGCAGACCGTAGGAACCCCCACAATGTCTTTGTATGCAACAAGACTAAGACCTTCCCACTTAGCAATGAATGGTGTTGATAGCGCAATTACAGCAGCCACAACAATAGTTTTACTCTTGGTAGACATTATGGTTACTCCTATTAGACTTGAGAGTATGTCAGGAAGAACTCATCAAGTTCTTCAGGGGTCTTACCTTCATAAGCAGCCAAAGCAGCTACCAGAGGGTCAGCCCTGACGATCATAGAGGGCCGTAGAGCGCGTACCTTAGCTGGGAACTGCATCTCCGTAGGAAGACTAGAGATGACCTCTAGAACAGCGCTAGGGAGCGTCCCAGCGAGCCATGCTTCACCATCAGCCTCTGTGATCCATTGTTCAGCAACAAGACCAATTAGGAGTTGTGGGAAACTCAAATCAGGGATGATAACGACTTCAGGGACTGGTACATAAGGTTGGATGCTAGGGCTTCTAGACATACGGTCATAGAGTTCAGCTACATCAAACTCAGCACCAGTATCAAGAGGATCAGCGGCAAAAGGAATCCAACCGTAAACTGGGTGGTCAATTTCACACATGATCCAGTTGTTAGCTGTGTAAATGGGATTACGGAAGTTCATTATGCTACCCTCAAGTATATTGTGGCCGGGGCCCCTACTGAACTGGCTCTGCCCATACACTTCCATGTCCCACCAACCTCCCCCACACTTTGGCTCGACCCTTCCCCATCGGAATACCTAAAACCGCCAGCATAATTACCACCGGGTTCACAAGTCCTACCGCTCGCTGTATTAGCGAGCATTGCATAAGTACCAACACCACCTGTACCAGCGCCAGCAGTAGCAGCAAGCACGTTAGCTGTGGTAGCAGAGACAACACCAGCAGCAGCGTTAGCAGCGGCGGCAAAGGCATAGTCAGCTACAGCAGCGCTAGTAGGAATAGTAATGTTGTTATAGTTAGAAGCAATAGTCTCACCACTAGTGACCAAAGTTGCAGGAGCAATCCCAGCCGTGGTAACTAGGTAGTTAGGGGCGAAGGTGCTACCAGCTTCATCAACAGTGCCTAGAACAATCCAAGCACTATTAGCTTCATTACGCTTCTTGAGTTGATTAGCGGCAGTATCATACCAGATTTGGTTAGCATAAGTGGTTACAGGGGAAGCACCCCCTGAGTTGGTTGTTACAATAGCTTGCAGAACAGCATTAATATCTGCTCGTGCCGCTGGTGCAGATTGGTTGTCAATGACGTAATCGTGTTGAGACATTCAACTATTCCTTAATTATATTGGACCCTAGCGGTCAAGCCAGAGATACTAGGAGATACACCAGTGGTCTGAGACAAGAGTTCAATCTTAAATCTGAATGCACGACCAAAGAAGTCCCCAGCTTTGAAGGGCTGATAGGCTGACCAAGTAGGTGTACCGGCAGGGTCTTGGTTCGTGAACGAGATGTAAGTTACAACATCTGTATCAGCAAACTGAGTACCACCTGTCCAGTCATCCCACAGACCGGGAATACTGTCCCACAAGCCCGGAATACTATCCCACAGACCAGTGTTCACATCGTAACGGTTCACGTTAATGTCAACCCTCGCCCTAACTCTTCTCTCAGCTCCTGTATCAATGTAGGAAGTAAAGATGTACTCAGCACTACTTGGAGGGCTTGTGGTTGTTGTAATCCTGAGTTGGCTTGCCACAACAGAGCAACCAGTTTTAGTCCCAGCAAAGGTAGGGCTTTGAGTAGACGTAAGGTTGTTAGTAAAGGACTCTAATGCAGTAGATGGTACAACAACCAAAGAGGATGCTAGAGAGGCGTTCCCTAGCTTGTCATAGGCCCGTATTGAATAGGTTCCGGGTCTTGTGGGCACTGTGATAGAGGTAGCTGGTCTACTGACCTTCTCAACTGCTGTGGTGGAGTTAGCAAAGGTTGCCCCAGCTTCTTCCAGAGAATGCCTGATCTTGTAGTGTGACAAGTCTAGGTCAGGTACTGCATTCCATTCAAGGTTAATGGAACCGCCATTCAAGTTAGCCCTGAAGTTAGTTACATTGGCTGGTGGTGCAAGAAGACCACTAGGTTGGAAACTAAAGTAATAAGTCCACTCACCTTTGACACCCAAGTAAGAATACGACCTAGCTCTGATATCATAAAGAACATTACTGTCAACTGCGATAATCTCATAGAGACCAAGATCACCAACACCAGCAATGGCCCAAGCTGTTGCATCTGCTCTTTTGAACTGAACTTCAACACGTTCAATGTTCTCTGGACGAGAAGCTGTAACATTCACTAGAATAACATCTGTAATGTTTTCACTAATGATACGCACATCACTGGTCAAGCCTATACCAACAGGTTCAGTATAGAATGGGCTTGGAAGAGTTGTGTTGTTGTTCTCAAAGATTTCAGCAGGTTCATCTGTGAATACAGCAGAACTAATTTCACGAAGGGTCATCTGTACTTGAAGATCAAGTGTCTCAGTAAGCCCAAAGGTCCAAGTGGAAACCTCAAAGGGTTTATTAGTCCAGCCAAACCTTGTGTTGTTAATGTAAACAAAGTCCCCTACTTCAACACCAAGAGCTTTAAGACCAAAGGATGCAGAGAAGGTAAGCTGTTCACGGTTCCTACGAAGAGCAATGTTAGCGATCCGCTGTGCCCTCTTAGAGGAAGTCGTGTAGGGAAGCGGAAAGTCCAAGATGTTTACAAGGTTATTATCCGCTGTTACAAATACAGGATCAGTTACAGTGGGGTAGTCAGCTTCTTGCCAAGTAGATTCTGGCCCCTTGAACTTACCTTTTACAGTGTTGAAGTTATTCCTACGGGAATGTCTCGTGGAAAGGTTGACACCTGAACGAAGGTCATCCTCATCAAGAGTAACTGTAGGGGTCACATACTTAGCAGCCTTCATACGCCACTTACCTTGGGAATACCACAAGAGGCCACCCATAGAAGTAAGAAGGTCAGAAACTACTTGACTAGGAGTAAACCCTGTTACAAAGCTTCCGTTGCAGGTATAACGGTCTTCGCTATCAACAACTTCTTCACAGATATTAGCTGCTGTAATGATAGAGGCGTCATCAACCTGAGTGTTTGTTTGGCTAAGACCAAATCCAGCGGTCAAGTAGTCCCGGATACAAAGGGCTGGGTTATCACTCCAAACAGTTGTGGTAGTCCTTGGGTCATAAATCTTACGGCCTTTGATTGTTGCAGAGATAATGGGAATACCATTAGGGAATACATCAGCATCATACTTGAATCGTGCGTAGATATATGCAACGCCAAAGAGCCTGTGGTTTGTTGTCCACCTACCTTCAGCTAGAGTAGAAGTCTCTGCTACAAGATCAGCATCAGCAGCTTGAGTGGTTGTACCATAGAAGCGGCGTATCCTTACGAAGCCATTGTAACGAGCAGGAGAGGTTACATTACCTGAACCATCTAGAGTTACAACTTCATCATTCAGATAGATTTCATCATAGCTTTCAATCTCGTGTCCAGCAAACCCCACGATCCTGTGCAAGAACTCATTAGTACTGCCTGTAGAAGCATCATAAAGACGGACACCGCCAACCCTAGAGCGACCATAAATGATCTGGTGATCAACAGCGGCACCGCTCTCCCCTGCAATACTATAACCACGAGAGGCTGAAGAGGTTGAGTTAGCTACAGAGTTAGCACTGGTCGAAGTCTTAGGGGAAAGAGCATTAAGGGCAAGACCCATAGCTGTGCTAATAAGGAAGTTAGCGGCAAGAGTCCCAACAAAGCCAAGAGAGCCAATCGCAGTACCGATTGCTGCAATGATAGTAGCTACAGCCATAATGTCATCCTAACCTTTTTTCGAACTTCGTCTCTATCTTCTTGTAGTCAAGTCTTTTCAGGAGACTGTCGATATTATTCTTCTCAGAAGTAATTACTTGTAGCTGAGTATAGCCATCCTCTAATAGACAAGCTTCACAGAACTTGAACAACTTAACCCCAATAAGACCTTTCCTGTAGTCCTTGTGGAGATAGATAATATCGTTGGAGACAACAACCTTACCTTTTGAGTGAAGGCTTGGGCCAATCATTACAGAGAAGTAACCAATAAGTTTACCTGAGTCTCTTGCTGTATACACAAATAGACTACCACTCTCCTCTAGGAGATAGTACAAGTCCCAGTCTGGATCAAAGGGATAAGCTTCTTTGTCGTGGTACATCTCTTCCCAGTCTTGGTAAGCCAAATCCATTATGTCTGGCTCTACCTTGAACAAGGGTTCTTGTTGGTAAGTGATGGGCATGTCGGGAAACCCTTGTTATTTAACTGCTCTTCCCCAGAAGATTTCTTTATCCTGAAGAGAAGCGATATACTCAAGTCCCCTGTCACCGGGGTATCTTGACTTCTGGTCTTGGTCTGTAAAGCGCCTTACAGTTGGTCGTTCAAGCTTAATCAAGACGTTCTCAGCAGTAACAGAGATTGTACAAGTGGTCACTTCTTCTACGATGTTCATCTGGTCTAGTTCACCAGAGAAGATTTCCACATAGTCAGAGGGGCTGGTGGTTACACCAAAGAAAATCTTACATACCCTTCCTTGGTAAGGTTCATCAATAGCTAGAGATAAGAAAGATGAAGGGATGCCACTCAGCGTAATGGTAGCGCCTTTAGCCTCAATCTCTGTAGTCTCTTCTACACTAGAGATGTTAAGCAGGGAACCTGCACCAAGGTAGGTCTTAGCACCAATGACCAGTTCACCATAACCAGTCCAGAGATAGACGGTTTCACTTTGAAAATAGAGTTCAATAGCAAAGAAGGGATTTACGACCTCATCATCAAGAGCGTTAGCAAGGGCTACACTGAGGGACCTACTCATATCGCCTCCACACAATCAAAGGTAATACCGTAGGAACTAATATCATTGATTTGCCATTGGGTCATATTCTCTTTTAGACGAAACCGGCCTTTAGCACTTTGGATTACAACAGCAGCGTTGTCAGCAGGTGCAGTCCTGATACTGGGCCAGATATCAAGAGTGGCTCCCCCTGCTGAGTTAGTGTTTGTTGTGGTTAACACCTTATGCAGTGTTGCGCTTGAAGCAGCACCCAGTTGAATATAATCCCCCGGAAGAAAGTAACCTACTTCACTAGGGCTTGCGCCATCAATAATAAGACTATCACCTGTCTGGTTAGCCCCATTAACAAAAGGGCCATAGTCAACTGTGATAGCTTGATAGCTAGTTGGGGTTGAACTTATCTCTAATTGAGCACCCCAGAGGTAGACACCAGATACACCATTACCCGTATAGGCTTGATTAGTGTTTTCTAGCAAATAAAAAACAGTACTTCCTGTGCCAGAAACAGTGCACTCTTTTGTAACAGAAATACGGTACCAGCCATTGACAGTAGTTTCTATTAGTGTGGTGACTCCCCCTAAAGCTGTGATAAGACCCCCGGTGGTAAGATTAAAACTAGCCAAACTAGTGACATTACCAAACTGCGTTGTTGGGAGTTGTATCCGTAGGTTTCTTAAAGTTGATTGGGCTTTTGCGTAAATAGAAAACGTATATGTGTTTCCGGCTACAAAAGCAGCATTTCTACTCATAAGGTGAGAGTTCGTCGGGGTAGTGTCTTCAACCAAAAAGTCAGCAGTCATAGTGCCATTTGGTGCAAGTACAGTGTTTGCGGTAGGGACCGACGATCTTGTTTTTACCCAAATAGCATTGTCAAACTGCTCAGTATAGGTCAGAAGGTTCTTTCTAGGGCTAGCTGTACCTTGAGGTGCTACACAGTTAGGGTCGCCAAGAAGGAAAGTACCAACCTGTCCTTTAAGGCTCAAGAGGAATGCCACCCAATATTCAGCATCTTGTCTTTTCATGGGTGGCAAGCTGACAGAAGCACCCCAGCGTTGACCGGGATGCGACACAATTTGTTGAGCATAAGTGAACGGAGATTGACTAATCGCTACAGCATTCTCAGCAGTAAAGGCAATATTGGCAATCCCAATGTTGGTTGGTGTATTCAATGGATACGCGATAGCCATAGTGTTTCCTTATCAGCGGAATGTTGTTTTATTAGACTTCTTCAGGTTTACCTTGGCTTCAAGTATCTGTAAATTCCAAGGGACGTGTAAACCACAAACACCCTCCCCGTTAAGTGGGACTATATGATCTACGTGGTACTTAAGACCAAATAAACTTTCAAACTTTTGGGCTAAGATATAGAGAGATTTAATGTCCTGCTTGTGTTGAGCGTCCAACCAAGGTGGTGTAGCTTCCCTAACACTAGCTCTCCTAAAAGCATTTGCAGCATTGACTTGGGCTTTATTTCTTTTCTTAAATGCTCTAGCTTGTTCGTTACGCTTTTCTTTATTTCTAATACCTGATGCTCTATTAATAGCAGCTTTCTTTTCTGGATTATTCTTAACCCACTCAGCATTACGTTTTGTTATATGCTCTTTGTTATTTTCATACCTATTTGCATGATAGAGTTTTTCACAAGGTTTACACCACGAGGACAAACCGTTCTTGTAACCTTTCTTTTTGTAGAAAGATTCTTCTGATTTGTCCTCGTTGCATTTAGAGCAGGTTTTCATTTGACTCACCGGAAAGCTTGGGCCATTTGTCCACCACGTTGTTTAGCATCAATCACCGCAGCTTTTGTTGCATTAGTGATCTGTGGGATCATCTTAGCTACTTCCTGACGAACCATAGCTGCATCGCTACCAGTTACATTAATCGACAGGTTTTGAGTAAACCCACCAGAGCCAGCCATAGCACCAGCGGTCTGATTAGCATTGACCACAGTACCAGAGTGACGGGGTACAACAATCTCAGGGCCTTGCTCACCAACGAGGTAAGATTGACCTGCCATCATTGAACCACCAGAGGCTCGTCCACCACCAAAGAGACCACCGATACCCACTCCACCGGGAGAACCAGTAAAGCCAGCCACAAGCTTCTGTACAACAAGAACACGGAACAGTTCTTCAAGGATAGCCGCAGCCATGTCCCTGAAAGCTTCTCCTACAGTCTTAGTTCCTTTGACCATAGCCATAAAGCCAGTCTCAAGAGTGCCGTTCACACTGTCCATCAAAGACTGGCGCTCTTCCTCAAGACGGGTAAGATTCTCAATCTCTGTAGCTTGTTGCATCAAACCTTCAATAATCTTTGGGCTTGTATTTACAAAGTCTTCACCAAGAGCCGAGCGAACTCTCTGGTAGGTTTCTGTGGTACCAAGGAGTTCTTTCTCAATGTCAAGTTGCTTCTGAAGCTTCTCAAGCATACTCTCAGAAGGTTCACTACCGCCTCCACCACCACCAGCGATTTTAGTGGGTGGGCTAATACCACCAGCGCCACCAGCAATAGTGCCAAATGGATTGGGTCTGTCTCGCATCACACCACGAGCAGCGGAACTCATACCGTCTTCACGGAACTCACCATAGGGGGTGGCAGTACCGGGGATCACATTTCCCGGCCCATACGTAGCATAAGCTGAAGCCATTTCCCGAAGTTTATCCAAGAAGGTTTGAGCAGCAGGCATGGCATTAGCAAAAGGTTGGCTCAGGTCTACAAGGGCCACATCCCTTAGTGTGGCGTATATACTAGAGGCTACAGTATCAACTTCTTCGTAAGCCTGTTCAACCAAACCTAATCCAGAAGCAATTTGGTCAATAAGGGTTTTAGTTTGGTCACTAAGAAGATTAGCTTCCTTAATTTTTTCAACAGCCTCAAAGAAAGAAGCTGCCACCTCTTCTTTTGTTGTACCACCAACACCCTTAAGAATGCTGTCTAGACGAGCTGCCTCGTTTGCAGTAAGCCCAAAAATCCTGCTTGTTTCATAGGCGCTAGCTTGGATTTCCTGAAAACTTCTTCCTGCACCAGACATCGCTTCCGCAGAAAAGACTGAATCTACAGACGCATTCAATTCTTCTAGGGCCTGAGAAATACCAGTGGAAGACAAAGCCTCTTCAAGTGCAGTATTCAGCTTTTCAGAACGAATGCTACGAAGCACCTCAAGAAAAGATGTTGCTTCTTGTTTAGCCACACGGAAACTGCTAGAAGAAATACGCTCAAAGTCAGAGCTAACTTCCGTTAGGTCCGATAACGCCTCTTCAGTTTCTCTGAATAAAGTTGCAGTGTCTTTGGCTTCTTTCCCAGATTTAAAAAAGGCCATTGCTAACATTGACAACAAAGGGATAAGGATAGTAACACTAGCAAAAACTGTTGCAAGACTAATACTAAAGCCCATCATCTTAATACTGGAAGCTTGTAAAGCTGGTGGCAATAGATAGAGCAGACCTGCTAACTGTGTGGCTTGTTGACTAAAAGCAACTAGCGGATTTGTCCCACCTTGAACCTGAACAATAAAGTCACTAACCTGATAACCAGTTTGCTGTGCAGCAACACCAAACTTGTTCATACCAGAAGCGGATTGATTAACGTGTTGACTGAAACGGTTTCCAGCTTGAGCTACACCACTCTGGAAGTTCTGGTACTCAAGGTTAAGGGATGCAACAGCAGCTTCGTGTTGTTTAGTAGAGGTAACACCAAGCATATGCGCTCTATTAAGTTCAGCAAGGGACTTTTCATAGAGGTTAGACGAGGCATAAATCTGATCGTACTTCATACGAAGACGTTCAATCTCACCTCCTATAGCAGAGGAACCAGCACCTTGGCTTACAGCCGAAGGGCCACCGACACCCAGTTGTTTATTAATTACCTCTTGGTTAGCCCTAGCTGTCTTTACAGCTTGTGCTTCTTGCTTACGAAGCTGTTCAGTGAAAGCAGATGCACTCTGTTCCGCAGACTTATAAGCTGTGGTAATCTTCATGTTGTTGTTAATAAGATTACGTAAAGCAAGTGAGGTCTTAGTAATATACTGCTCATCCCGTTGGGACTGTTTAGCAGCCCTCTCAAAGGCTTGCATAAAGATAGAGGCAGACTTTGAGGCAGAGTTGAAAGAGTTACCAAGTTCCAGAAGTTCTTGCTTCGCGGATTTTACTTGAGAACTGTTAACGATGATATCAATATCAGCCATGTTTATTCACAACCCTCAAGTAAACTGCATCTAGTCTTTTGATAGTGCTCACTTCCCAAGGAAGCAAGTAAGTATTTGTTAGTTGTTGCCAAGCAAGTATATCTTGGAAACCTAAAGGTAAGGGTCCATTGAAACCTTGACCACGGCCTTGATTGAGCAACAAAAAAGCAGTCCAGACATATTCCAATAACTCTGGGAACTCTTTCCCTTGTAAAGCTAATGGAGTGTGTCCAGACTGCCTTTCAACTTGTTCTAAGTGTTGCCGCTCAGTTATACCGTCTTTGTCAGGAATAGAGAGCTTAAAGTTATGCTCTGCATATTCCTCTAGGTCAAGGATCAGGTCTTCAAAAAAGCGGAGTAATCCTCTTGTGCATCCAAAACTTGTTGCTTCAACCAAGACAGTTTGGAGTACAAATCTACAGCTTCTGCCACAGAAAACTTAGGTGATTTACCACCAAGCTGGATGTTCCAATCCTTAGTCGTTTTAGCCAAGAGTTCCAGAGTAGCACCTTCTAGCTCTTCAGCAGTAAAAGTAATCTTCTTACCCTTAGATGCTTTTTGGATACGCTTGTTGGTTTGCTCGTGGATGACAGCTTTGTATTGACCCGAGTGAGGGGCATACACAGTGATGGTCATCTCCTTACCATCATCCTTGACAAGAGGTTCATCAGTGATAGGGTGTTTAATAGCGACTACGATAGTATCATCAGTAGGGATTAGCGAAGTTAGGTCGGCCATGTCGGGTGGTCCTTATAGGTTTAAGTGATGTTATCGGGATTAAGTTAAGTCAGGTGGTCAGCCCCCGACAAGCCAACCACCCTAGCCCCAGAGGGGATTACGCCGTGGGATTACGGATGATTTCGATGCTGCTGTTTTCTGCCGTATCGTAGAGTGCTACGAAAGGAAGAGTGATAATACGAGAGGTAGGGTTATCAACAGGAACACTTGCACCGTTAATCTTCACACGGGGGAAATGGAATGTGTAGTTAGAAGCGCCACTAGGATCGTTAACCGTGATCTGGAAAGCAGAAGTCGTTTCGTTCAGGAAACGGTTAATCAGCGAGGCGTCTTCAAAGTAAGCGGTAATCGTTCCTTCAACGGTAGCCATACCATACTCGAGTTGTGGCGTCGTATCAGAGCCAACCACAAACGTAGGGGCAAGCGCATTTGAAACAGAGAAGTCAATACCCGTAATAAGGGTAGAAGCCGTCAGACCACCAGTAGCACTAGCGTTACCAATAGCCATGACACCAGAGTAGCTATCGAAAGGTTGGTTAACACTAGAAGCCGTTTTAACAGCATCCACAGATGTGCCAGCGATGGTCATATCTTTACCGACCATACTGAACGTAGCCGAAACCATCTGGTTGGGTTTAACAGAGATGGCGGCTGTATTAACCGTCATACCCGTGAACAGACGGAACTGAGAGATATCTGCGGCTGCATCTTCAATGCTGAAGGACTTTGGCGTAGTGCCAATCTTCAGAATGCGGTTCTTGATAGTTCCTGCGATAGTCTGCGCCCCAGTTGCAGCGCTTGCATAAGATACACTCGTAGCAGTACAAGCCGTAACAGTGTGGGTGCCGTTGTAAGCAACAGGAGTAACACCAGCAACCGTGATTGCAGAACCAACAGGGAAAGGGGGAATAGTCTGAGTTGCGAAAGTCAGAGTGGCAGTGCCACCAGCACCTGTGGTGGTTAGCGTAGCGATGGTTGGAGAATCAGCAAAAGCACCCATAAAAGCGCTTTCGAGGAATGGGTCAAAATCTCCTTTACGAAGGTCAACAACAACATCACCAGCAGCTTGACGATTACCATGACGGTCAACGCGGAGCATACGATCAGGTTGGATTTCGTTACCACTAACACGCTCTTTGGTGAGTTCCAGAGTATGCGTATTGTACGGCAGTTGGACCAGAGAAGGGGTACCGGGAGTAACACCAAAGGTGACTTCAGTAATATAGGAGAGGCCAGAGCGGCTACCTTGCGAGAAGGGCATATTCAGTTTCCTTTATCAATAATAGATATACCAACCGATAGTGATTGGAGTGCAGTAGAAGGGAGAGTCAAGGAAACTCGTCCTGACTTCAGAGTAGTCGATTGACACAATAATAGGGCCAACTGGGGTAGTGTCTGTGCCCTCTAGTAGAATACTGTCGCCAGTCTCTAAGAGCAGGTTATCGCCATCTTCTAGCAACACCAAGTTTGTAAGGCTAGTATAACTAATGTCTGTTGTTGCATTAAAACGGTCAAGCAGAAGGTCTGCAAGATCATAGCCAGCACCGGGACCCATTCCTTCAGGGGTACAGATGAGGATACTGTAGAGGCCATCGTACCTCTGTTGTGGATTTAAGCCCCGTACAGCGGGTCTACGAGAAGTTGGCACTAAGTCCACCTTGATGAACGAGGTGCCTGTTGTAGGCTCATAGGGGACGTTCTGACGGGCAATAGCAGGGATACCTACAGTGCCAGAGAGGTGAGTGTCAAGGCAAGCCCTGATGTCATTGATGATTGTCATGGCCCACCTCTAACTTTAGCTATAGCTTGTGCCATATGAATACCAGCCCTTGCAACAACCCTTGCATAAACTTTGTAAGGGGGTTTACCATTAGACCAACCACCAGATTCAACGATACTAGCGTGTGGAGAGTTGTTGTTCAAATAAACCTGATTGGTGTCTTTTGGTAATGCATTAATGTCGGACATTAGGTTAGCTCTACCTTCAGCTTTATATGCTTCTGGGTAAGCTGATTTCTCTGTCATACCTGTTTCAATGTTACCTGTAAACCTACCAGCAGCAGAGCTAGTACCAATAGAATGGCTAGTGACATACTGACCAGCCCATACAGGTGAAGTATCAACTATCTCATTAGCCATCTCAACGAGGAATTGGTCTCTAACTTCATCTAAGTCTTTTTCTAGTTTAGCGAGTTGTTTGGCGAGACCTACGCCTATGGCTCTACCTTGGGCCATGTCACTCCCTCACTTGCAACAGGTAACACATAGTGTTGGAAGAGGACTTAATCTCCATAACCTTTACGATGTTTACTGTATCACTCAAACCAATAATCTGGTCTGTGGCATCAGGTTCAGGTGTGGTCGATCCGTTAACTAGAATGCAATCCAAGACTACTCGTCTATCACCACGAAGGATAGATTGTCCATCAACCATGTCTGAGGTATAGTCATAGAAGTAACCACGAACAGTGTAGTCAGTATTTGTCTGAGTGACTGAACCTGTATCACTATTGTAAGCACTAGATGCCCTCTTACGTAGTGTAAGGCTAATACCATGTTCTTTAATCATTTGGCGTAGTGTATAAGGGTCAAACGCCATTAGGTTCATCAGGGATATATTGTTCCCCTGCCTCTACGTTATCAAACTGGTTAATGCTGAAGGCTGGCTTAACCCGATCCGTATCGCTGTTTACAACAGACACATCAGATACAGAGATACCACCACCAAAAGCACCAAGGGATTTACCGGAGGTCTTCTTACCTTGTGCCTCTACCTGAGAGGCTAGTTGTTGATATTGCTTCGCACGGTCACTGTAGCTGGCACTGAGGGCACCATCTAGTTGAGTGTCAACCATGCGACTAAACTTAGCTGCAATAGCCCTACAGGTCCAGCTTGCAGCGTAGTACACATTGTCATTAGCCTGAGCCAATGCAAAATTAATCTCTTCGTCTTGAACAAGTTGATCTGAAGTATCAGTGTCACCAACAAGCAGACGGACTGAATTGAGTCGGCCTGAAGCAGTCGTAGTATTCAAATCTGTTACACTATAAGACCACGCCATAGCCGACCCTCACTTAATTTTCCATTTCCCCGTAAGCACTACGCCAGCGACGGATAAGACCAATCTGCTTATCCTTAACTCGACTTGTAGCACACTTCTTTTGGAGGAACTCTTTGTTCGTATTAGTCTTGTTCTTCACTTTACCATTGATGTTCTCAACAATAATGTGTAGCTGATCTAGACCATACTCTTCTAGACCATCACCAATAGAGATACGTTTAACTACAGCTTCCTCAAACTCATCGTTGTGGTATAGCTGGTCATTACTAAACATCTGCTGGATCGTCATGTATGGGGTTCCATAGAACTCCCAGTTAAAGCGATCACCCTGCTTCCAAACCCCTCCCGCAGCCTGTAGACCATCAAGTTTGACAAATACAGGGCGGGAAGGGTCAAAGAAGTAGGGAGGAATGTGTCGGGTCATTCTTCCCTATCCTTCTATTAGGCTACAACAGTAGCGATGAAAGCACCCAGATCGGACGACACGACTTTGTGGTCGTAGGCCAGATTGGCTTCCAGAACTTCTGCAACACCATCAATGGCGAGGTAGTCACCACGATACGACTTGATCGTGATACCATGACCCGAAGCGTTCTCAAGGTCATCCCAAGTGAAGGTGTAACCAGCAGAGGGAACCATCAGACCAGCCGAGCGAGGACGGTAGTAGAAAGCTGCCGACTTGCCACCAATGAAGGCGTTAGATTCGGTCAGACCTTCAGCAGCCGTGTTCTTCACGGTTTCCATGACGAGGAACTCTTCCACACCGAAGATTTCAGCCAGTTTGGCATCCGTCACCAGAGCGGTGTTCGTCACGGTAGCACCACCATTCAGGCGGGCAAGGATCGACGGGTTGTTAACCAGAGCGTCACGAACTTCTTTACCGACAACCATGACGTTGGGCTTGAAGCCACCAGACTTAAGCTGCATGGTACGCATGATGTTGGTCACATCAGCAATCGGGGTCGAGTTCGTGTAGTCCGACCATTGACGAACTTGGCTGGTCGAGGGCGAACCTGCAACACCAGCCCAGTCAGTACCCCAGATCGAAGCACCAAAGTAGGACGTGGCCCACTTGATTTCACGGTCGATCAGCAGTTGGTGGGTCAGCATCTGAGCACCAGCCGAGCGGATGTCCAGAGCCGCATCCTCGTTGGCAAGCGTATCGAAGTCGAAGTCAGTAGCCAGCGAGAACACGTCAGCCGAGTAGGTATCCTGCGAGAGGGTCATACCAACGCGCGGGGCTTGGGTACGGGGAGCACGAGCTTGCACCTGACCAACGCGGTTGAAGTCAGCACGGTTGTAGATGTAGTACTTGTCAGTCTTCTTAGCAACCGAGACTTTCGGGAACACGCGGTCAGCAATAAAGCCGTTAGCATCTTGCAAGAAAGCAATCGTCAGGTTGGTAAGCGGTGCGTCGATATGGACGGCACTAGGGGTCAGCATAGCCATTTGTGGTATTCCTTTATTAAACTAGATTAGGCTGCGGCGGTTTCAGCGCGCGACAGTTCAACCGTGATGATTTGGTTATCAACACCAGCTTCCAGAGCATAACCCAGAATGATGTCAGTCGAAGCAGCAGCAACAGCTTCCCCGGCAGCATCCGAAGCCACAGCAGCTCCGCGAGTGATGTTACCAGCAGCTTTAACAGTCACACGACCATCGTAAGCAACCGTGACAGCTTGACCAGCAGCGGCAGCCGACTGAAGGACCACACCGATAGCCCGTGCGCCATCCCCACAGGGATCAATTTGACCATCCGAGGCGGGGCCAGCTACAAAGGTGAATTGAGTAAGGGCAGCACCAGAGATGTAGGTGCGGGTTGCCATGTCTTCCGTAAATGCCATAATAAAGGCTCCTTAATTACTTCTTGTAGGTTTCAAGCAGAAGGGATTTTCCTTCAGCAGTTTTGATGACGGCAGCATACGCTTTATAGAAGTCTTCCTTCTTCTCCTCTTGACGCATCTTAACCATGTCGTTAAGTTTATCAGCAGGGGTCTTGAGGTCGTTCTCTGCGTCCGTTTTGCCAACTTCTTGGAAGATGCCAGCAAAAGCAGCATCAGCGGCACGAAGGATTGCGAGAAGAACTTCATCTTCTCCAACCGACTTCAGCAGTTTACCGCGCTCATCAGCAGTCCCTTTGAAATTCGGGAGAACCTTTTCGGCGCGTTTACGGAGTTCTTCACCCTCACGGGCTTTTTGCAACTCTTCTAGTTGTTTAAGGACGGGGGCAGGAATAGCGGACTTAGCCACCATCTCACCACCAACCTCAATCGTTTCCTCAGCAGGCTTGGCTTTCTCGATAGATTGAGCTTCAAGCTCTTCAACTTTGCCCTTGAGGGTTTCGATTTCTTCCAGAAGCATCTTGTTCACTTCTTCAAATGACTGAGCTTCTGCTTTCCATGACTTACGGGTAGCAGGCTTCTTGTCGCCCTCTTCGTCCATCATTTCATCTTCCATGTCGTCGGCATCCATATCGTCCGACTTCATCTCTTCTTTGTAACCCTTTTCAGTTGCATCAGCTACTGCTTCAAGTTTAATATCTTCGTTATCCATTTGCTCCCCTTCAGGGTTACGCTTGAAAATGGCGACCTTAGCGAGTGGGTCATCACCCAGATCGACCAAGGAAACTTCTTCAAGCTCCAAGTTTACGAGTTCGGTGGGCATTACACCATCTCCTTCAATGCTCTTCCCCCGATAGAGAAAGCTGCTAGTTTACCGCTTTTAACATCTTGCCACACTTGTTCATCGTGAACCTTAATAGCAATGATCCAGCCTTCGCGGTCCGACTGAATACCCAAAGCCTTTGCAACATCATTTGTCAGAGGCATGGAGTGGATAACTTCACCAATGCTTTCGCCAGAGTGCATTCTCTTGGCTGTACGCATGGAGAGCATAAAATTGGTGGCTGCTTTAGCCAGTAGTTCAGGACGAATGAACTCTCCACTGTGGTCAAGGCTAACTTCGCCCTTTACTGTGGAAACATAAGCCCAACCAAATGCGAGACGCTCTTCGTCATCACGCTTGAGGATTTGACCTTGGACTTCGACATCTTTGGTCATCTCAGAGACGGATGTACCACTCTCCCACATGCGACAAGACCAGTAACGAGCAGAGGTCTTATCCGAAGCTGTGTCGCAAGAATGACGAGAGCGGAAGTTAGCACGAGCATTAGGGTCATCACGGCGTATCTCCATATTAGGATCACCGAAGGTAACTTTCTTGACACCATCACCGCTCTTGACATACACACCAAACTTCTTACCTGAACCATCAGGGAGACGGAAGGGTTTATCCAGAGTAACTTCTTTGCCTTGGTGCATAGCCTTATTCAATTCAGTCATCTCTATCACCAAGTCGTTAGGAGTGTGCGCTTCCAAGTGTTTGTTGCAACACAAACGTAGAAGTAGCTAGTATCAAATGCCACAGAACCTTTACGACCAACAGAGGTGGCAGTAGCTGGTACAGCAGCCCAATGGTCTTCGATAGTGGGCCTTACCATCAGGGTGCCGTTGTTAGCAGAAGATACTACAGCACAGACAGAGATGACATTGTTAGGGGAGTCTGGTTTTGTTGCAGTCAGTCCACCAGCTACTGTAGAGCTTGCATAGAGGATTGAACCTTCAGAGAAAGCGCTAGTGTTAACCCCACGAATTTTACCGAAGTAAGTTACAAGGCCATCTTCGCCATTAGCGATGCTCTCTGTTGCAACACCCATAATTGTGTGGCTATCATAAGTACCATTAGCCAAGAAGGGTGCAGCCAGCAGGATACCACTATTACCGAGAGAACCAGCAAAGCGACACACAGTACCGTTAGGGATAGTGGCCCCTGTGCTATTACGGATACGGTAGTGGATTTCTTGACCAATTTGCAAGGATACACCACCACCATTAAGCCCAAGGCTCAGGGTCTTGTCTGTGGTATCCCAAGTGAGTTGGCCCTCAATAGGGGCTGCAACCACATTGGTGGTATCAAAGGAGATAGAGTCAACAGACTTAAAGAACTCTTCACGAGTAATCTTCTTGGTGGTAGCAGCAGAGGTATCTACGATAGCGAGAAGGTCATCTTGTGCAGCACCAGCCCCGGTAAGGGCCGTCAAGGCAGAGATTTTAGTATCAGCCATTTGGTACAGCCTCCGGAGGTTGTGCTACTTGCCCACACAAAGATAGGCACTGTTTTAGTTCTTCAGTATTCATTTGCCTAAACTCCGTGGAGCCGCTAAATTTGTAATCGAAGTCGTAGGGTTTGCCAAAAGCCAGCAGGTTCTTTTCTAAGCTCTTAGCGTCTTCTGTGTGAAACAACCAGACTTGCTCGGCCTCAATAGAACCTTTACGGCAAGAGTATTTAATCCTACGTAGACCAAGCCTATCAGAAGTCTTACCTACCTTGTAGACATCCGGCAGACCTTTAACCGACCAAACGTAAACAATGTTGTTGTCGCACTCTGGTGTATTATAGGTTTCCCCAAACAACTCAGGTAGGATACCTTTTTCATAAGCCCACTTGTGAGCGCCACCATATCTCATCTTGAAGTCTGTACGGTGATTGCACTTACTTGCGGCATCTCTTACAGAGGCTTCATCCCAAGAGGTAGTTTCTGGCAAAGGCTCGAAGACACTATCTAAGAGATTTCTCTTCCAAAGGTATCTGTAAGCACCACCAGAGTTCTTTTGAAAAGACCACCTATCGCTGTACTTACTAGCCTCTTCTGTAGCAGTTTCTACAGACCAAGGTATCCTATCATTTACAAGATGGTCAATTACACCAGAAGGTTTACCTTTGTAACGGTAGGTTGCATAAGCACTTGGTGATTTTTCTCTAAAGTCTTTCAGCGTTTGGTACTTCTGAGCTTCCTGCTTGAGCGACTCTTCGGTCCACTGCACTCTCTTCTTCTTTTGTGGCAAGGTTTTCTTCATACCTGTCCTTATCAAAGGCGATTTCAGCAATAGACATAATGTCAGCAATAGTTTCAGGATGCTGGTACAACGGAACGTCTGCGTTATTCATGTTACGCAACAGAGAGGAAATCTGGGCAATATCATGTGCGGCAACATCACCAGCTACAAGCTTAGGCATAGTCTCCCAAGGAAGCCCATTGAGTTGCCACAGACGCTCTACCAGTTGCTTATTGAGAACATCTACGATATTGTTGATGTAACTCTCTAGGCTACGAAGGAACAGGTCAGTCTTGGTCTTGGAGAGTGCATAGGAACCACCACTAGACCCTAGCATCAGGAACTCAGCCATAAGGCTACGAGCGATATCGTGTTGGTAACGCTTGACTACAGGGTCAATATCAATCGACCTAGAGCCATTAGCTGTAATGAGTTCAATGTCCATAAGGCGCTGGTTAGTAGGTTTACCATCTGCATCCACATAGAGGTCAGAGGGAAGCAGGGCATAACCTTGATCGTTGTTCTTCAGGTCACGAAGGATACGCTCAAACTGCGACCTAAGATTAACCTGATCACTTGTGGCATCTGAACTCAGATACTCCGCAGGCATACGGCCAATAGGAACTCCATGTAGTTCTCGCTCAATAGCCACGGCTTCATAGTTCTGAATCTTGTTGAGATAAGTATAGCTGACATATGCGTTCCTAAGAACTGAGCGACCAGAGGGGTCATTGTTCAAGCTTGTAGTTCTGTAGTAAACAGATTTCTCAACGGGGATCATTACAGTACGCTTGCCCCAAGCGGCTTCTTGCCACATACCAAGAACTTCACCTGTCTCTTGGTTAACCTCAAAGCGTTCAACAGTCCAAGGGGCACGAATAGCAATCTTCTTGATACCGATACGACCATCATTATACTTAGAGTTCTTCTTGGGACTACGGAAGTCACCTTCACGACGCTTATAGATAACTTCGAACCACCCAAAGCCGTAAGTCAGGTACGACAAAGCTTCTGAGATGTGGTCATCAAGACTTTCATCCATGTCATCAAGTATAGACTTAAGGAACTCAACTTCACGTTTAGCTTCTTCACTATCGTTAGCTGGTTTAATCTTGATTTCAACATCACGGAGGGTTTGTTCAACTGCATACATGACAGAGCCTACAATGGCATTGTTGTCACGCATCTCTTTGTACTTCTGGATAGCCTTTTTGCCTTTAAGCTCCTGAAGGAACTCATCAGCACGAATGTCTCCGGTATAAGTGTTCTTACCCGACACACCGAGCGTCATTTTAGCAGATGTTTCGGACAACTTATTCATAGGAGATTACTCTTCTGTAGGTTCTGTGACGGCTGTTAGGCCCATAGCTGCTAGTGCTTGAACGCCATCTAGACCACCAAGGGCTACCAAGTGCAGAGGACTAGCTGGTACAGGCTCCATAGAGAACACCAGCGCCGCCTGAGCGCGTCCAGCGGCCACCATGTCGATAATCTCGTCCACGTCCCACGCGGGCCTGACGAGGGGCTGTGACGCGGCCTGCACCCACGCGTCTGAGGCTTCCCAGCTTGCGGCGGCGTACAAGTTACCGCTGCTGTCCTGCCAGTTGAGGCCGGTGTAGGTTTCGCCGTCTGCCACGCTAAAGGCGAGGACCATTGCAAGCTGGTTTGAGTCCGCGACTAGGGCTTCGGGACATGCCGCTGTAATTCTCATCTAATTCCTCCGCAGTATTCGCCGTGCTTTTCAATCCGAAGCCGATGAGCATACACAGCGGCGGACGTAGGGCACCGAAACCCAGCCTTTTCCGTTTTGGTGTTGTCACCGTTTGGGACGCTAGCGACCCATTTCTTTTTACCTTCGCTCCAGTACACACCTCTGTAACCAGACTTGTTCAGCTTATTTGAACCTCTGACGCTGACTGTATTTTGCGCCAGTGTGCAAACCCGCAAGTTCTCAACGCGGTTGTCTGCCGGGTCGTGGTTGATGTGGTCAATGACTAGGTCGCCGGGGTCATAACCGTGGTACAGCGCAAAGATGACCCGATGGACCTTTAGCTTTTGGCCCAAATACGTAACCGACATGTGGCCGCTGATAATGTTCTTGCTGCCAGCGGGGCCAAGTTTTCTGGGGTAAGATTGGTCGCGCCAGAGCAGATGCCCGTTTTCAAAGTCAGCGATGAAAAGCTCATTTAGCTTGTCCATCGAAGGCAACGGCAGCGCGCCGCTCGTACCGTTTTTTCGGTATGTCTGGTGGGCCATCAGAACGCCCCCGTGCGAGCGTTGACCCAAGTTTCGGTGTCGGTAATCTGGTCGGTGGTGAGGTTGGCCCCGAAGCGGACAAGGAGCGAGAAGAGATGGCCATTGAAGGGCAGCGTGCCACCGCCACGCATACCGATGTAGAGGGGATAGGCGAGGAAGTTGCCGGTGCCTTGGTCTGTGGTGCTTGTACCTGCGCCAGTCCCGTTCACGCGAAGCGTTGCGCTGTCCCCTGCAATATCACCAAGTGCCGTGAGGACATTAGTAATTGGTGCAGGAAAACTGTTTGCGGTCTGCACATTGGCTCTGCCGCCCGTCCCCGCAGTTGAGAAATAGTAATTTGCGGCGTTACCACTTGAAGCATAGATAGAGATCGTTGCCGGTATATTAAGTGCGTTTGTGCTGGTTTCAAATATGGCAGCAAGCGCCGCATCCGACAGCTTCCTGACCCCCGCAAACACCTGCGCGCGGTCAACCCCCGGCGTGATCGTGCTGGTGAGCATGAAGGTATTCACGCCATTGAAGTAAAGATACGACAGCGACTGCACCCCGGCTTCGGTCACGTCGAAGGCGGTGGTGACGCGCTGGTAGGCGGTGGCGGTGGAGCCGAGTTCTAGTTGAGCGCCCCAGATGAGGATGCCGTCGTTTGTGTTTGTTACCGAAGTTGCTCCATTACTCTGCGCCGCCGCAATTTCAAAACCCCCAACACCAGCGACGGTTTTCGTAGCAGTAAGGGAGCAACGATACCAACCATTTCCGACATCAGTAATGGCCGCCGTATAATCTGGGTGAATAGTTCCGGCAACGCCGCTTGAAAGGTCGAACCAAGACCTGTCAATTGAAGAATCAACAAAAGTAGTCATAATCTGTAGGAAATTTACTTCCCCTGCTTTCGCATAAACAGAACAAACAAACGCTTCCAGCCCAATTGTTAGGGCCTGCGAAAGTCTGGGAAAGTTCCCCCCGGCTGGTGCAATAAGTTTGTCGGCTGCGTTGGTGCCATCAGGGGCGACGGAGGCATTTGACGTAACTGCCGCTGTCGTCTTGCTCCAAGCCGCATTATCGAACCCCTCACTCCACGTCAGCAAATTCCGCCGCCCCCCGAGTGGCACCACACCGTATGTCGGGCGGGATGCGGCGGTGGCTTGGGTGGCGTGGTTGCCGGGGAGTTGTTTGACGGAAACACGAGACAGAAAGAAGTTCGCCATGCTACTGGCTTTGAAGGTCAGTCCATTCGCGCCAGATGAAAGAACAGTGGTCAGAACGCTGTAAGTCCCACTAGCGGTGATGTTTGCTGTAAGAACACCGGCATTGCCGAAGTTGCCGTTGCCCGCCTGCAACTGCACCAAAGTGGATGACCCAAGGTCAACGCTAAACGATATGACGGCACTAGTCGCGAAGGTATTATTAGGCAGCGCACATAAAACGCCATCGGTGAACCCGACAGTCTGTGCAACTTTGATCCGACCTGCATCAAGAGATACCGTAGCAAGCCCCCCGGCAGAATACCCTGTCGTGGAGGTAAATGGGTTTCCGGGGTTTGCGACTTTCTCCGTCCCCAGCACCAGCCCCTTCGACTTATCCAGCATCAGCGCCACGGTGTTGCCCGGCGTCGTGACGGGGATCGTGCCGATGGTGTCTTGATACAGGGTCGCGGTCGGGAAGCGTTCGATGACTTCGGTGTTCACATCGATGATGCGCTGGTAGTCGGTTGCGGGGCTGCCGAGTTCGAGTTGAGCGCCCCAGAGGAAGATGCCGCTGGTGTTGTCGCCAACAAAGGTAGCCGCCCTAGCACTAGTCTTTGAGGGTACGATTGACAAAGCCCCACCAAAAAGCCCTGCCCCTACATCAAGGTCAACAGAAACTGACACCCTGTAATAGCCATTTCCAGCTAGTGTTATCGCCCCTGTGCAGGATGCGCTTGACCCTACTGAACCGTCGGTAAGGTCGAAGTTGCAGAAGGCGTTGTTAGGGTTGGATGAACTGCCATAGGTGATTTGGACGTAACTTGCGCCATTCGGCTTTACGTAAAAGGACTGAGCGTGGCCGGAAGAGGTTGTAGTAAACGTGCCAGTGGCGCTTCTACCGACGTTATACGCCTGAGTGGCTCCCCCAACCGTGTAGAGGAACGCAGTATTTCCGCCAATAGGATCACTCTGCGCCGACGTAAGTGTACCGCCTACCGTTGCCCACGCCGCATTATCAAACGACTCCGTCCACGTCAGCAAATTCCGCCGCCACGCCAGATTGGCGACATCGCTGGGGTCGTACCAGACGCCGGGTTCATTCAGAGAGAAAAGGTCAATAGGAGAGAATGGTGCAGGTGGTGCAGAACGAGTACCACTAAGGAGTTGCCCTCTAAGGGACACAGCAAGGCTAATAGAGGGCATAAATGTGTTCCTTAGAAGCTGGCACAGCGAAGGTGCAAAGCACAGACTTAGATAACAAGCTAATCGTTTAGATAACGAGAGAGTGAATGCCCGTTGCGGTAGTACCAGTGGCTTTAATCCGAGTGACATTGGAGCAAGGTACGTAGAAGTTGGATGGGAAAGTCACAGTGCGGTCAGTGCCATCAACTGTGAATACAACAGCACCACCAACTGTAATGTAGAAGCCAATAACGGTGTTCTGAGAGGAAGCACCCATATTGTCAGCGGAGTTGTTCGTGGTAACAGGAATCCAGTCACGGACCATCCCAGAGGTCAAGTCAACATAATTAGCCATATCTTATATCCTAGCTAGCAAGCCTTTCGCATCGGAATAGGCTAAGTTAAGTTCAGGTCGAGAGATACCCTTAAGGGCCAGTTCGGTTATACTCCAAACCATAGCATCAAGTCTATCGGGTGATCCAGAGGAACCTAGAGGCTCCCAAGTAACCATCTGTGTCTCAAGTTCATCAAGACCACGGACATGTTTAACACGACCACGTTCATAGAGAGCAGCAATAGGTTCAGCACGAGCATATTTACCACGAGAGGCATGGACAGCTTTCAGAGGGACAGTTTCATCAACAGTCTTGAAAGTGTACTTAACCATGTCACCACCTTGGTTGCGCTCGTAGACTATACGATCTGCACCATATTTGTGGTATAGGTCAATAGCTTTAGCAGCCCAACCTTCTGGGGAGAGACGGTCTGTTGCATCTTCCAAGACATAGCAGACGCCATTGATATCCATACCGGCTACAACAATGCCAGTCATATCAGATTCAGCATTAGATGACACCGCTGGGTCAACTGCAACAACAATACGAAGAAGTGTCTTGGAGAACTCAACAGTATCCTCTACATCAATCTCACATTCCTCAAGCATCTCTCTGGTCCACAAGGCCCCTGCGGACTCATCTAGGACTTCAGCATAGAGTTCTTGACGACCGAGACGAGTTCCATCATACTGGGCTTTAACTGCTTCAAGATAGGTATCAGCTAGGTTAGCTGAATTATCAAAGGTAGAACCTTTAACAGTCAGTGTCTTAGGGTTCTTGACAATCTCTCGTAGAAGTTTTGTGGGCTTCGGTGTTGTAGTGATGAATATACGAGGGTGCTTACCAAGTCTCAAACAGAATTGAAGCATGTCATATGTTTCACGGTCTTTGTTCCAAGCACAAAGCTCATCCAGCCATGCGGCGTCTCCTTGAGGTCCACGAAGACGTTCAGGCTCTTCTGACGAATAAAATGTAACTGTGGCACCATTAGCCCAGCTAAGTGTTCTTTTTGTTGGCGACCACTCAGGGTATCCCATATGGACACCTTTATAAGTCTTGTCACCAGCCCAACAGATAGCAAGAAATCCGCTTTCTCCTTTGACCATGACTCTTTCTAGGTCCGCATTCGTGGGAGCAACAGCCATAATACGGCGCTTGCCGAGTTTGACTTGTTCACGGCACCACTGAGCGCCCGCCCAAGTCTTACCCCAACCACGACCAGCAAGCGCTAGAAAGATGTTCCAGTCACCGTCTTCCGAAGGGATTTGCTCTGGTCTTGCCCAGAAGCGATAGTTGTAGCGAAGTTCTTCTGCCTTCTTGGGGTCTAGTTGCTGTAGGACTTCCGCCACATCTTTACCCATCTCACGAAGGTCATCGGCATGTAGGGGAAGTCCGTTTTTACCAGCCATTGTAAGTGTTACTCTTTATCGGGGATTGTTTCTTTTTTAACACCAAGGAGGTTAATCAGGTCATCAATAGCTGACGTTTGTTCTGTTTCATCAGACGGGTCAGCTTCAATAATAGTTTGGGTTGGCGACCAACCACCTTTGGAGCGCAAGAATAGTTCTGCTGCACGAAGGTCGCCCTCTAGAGCTTTGTTTACAACAACAGCCCCAACAGCTTCTTGAATGTCAGCCCTAGCTTGAGCAATGTCATCACGGTAGGTCTTATACATACCATTCATTGAGCTAGGTGCATGGTCATAGTTCTGGATGTTATCCAAGATTACCTTCATCGACACACCAGCCCTAATGGCTTTGCGGATATAAGTGGCAATCTTGAGATTATGGATAAGTTTGTCAGCCATGAAATCACCTGTGTAAAAGCGCAAGCTTTGTTTGCTTGTGTTGAATTACCACAGACAGTCTATGGTTTTGCCTTAATGATTGTTACTTCTTAAGCTTGAACCAAGCCCAAGCAATGTTAACGGTGTCTTTGATAAGAAGGTTATACGTAGTGGGAAGGAAGACTCCAACCACAACACCCATGCAAAAATAGAACATGATAATATCTTTCTTACATCTCGGTTTTGTAAACCTATAAAGAGTGTCGGTTGACCTCCACCGAAAGGTTTAGTTACTAACAAAGTTAGCTATCATAGGTAGCACAGCGGCATCCACAAGAACATTCAACAAGCAGCAAAGCTGCGCTTTTATATGTATAGTGAGAAAATGTGATGGTTGTGCTTTCTATGTTACATAGATAGGTTGTACGCAGAGCTTTGTCAAGGGTAGCTTAAGGTTTAGCTAAAGTTGACCCAGCTAGGAAGGCTATTATCCCACCTATGAACAGATTTATCCAGTTCCCACTCTTTTTTTATTGCAACAGCAACTTTATAATCAAAAGTCCTATAAATTGCTTGCTTCGCGCCTCTTCTTACAACAAACACTCTAGTTTCTTGGTTGTAAAAAACACCCTTTGTTGCAGTCTCTACAAACTTGCTATTGTCTGTAGGCTTATTGGCTTCCCCAGCAGGGACCACAACAAGATTATCGTAGGCTAGGTTGTAGTGGTTAGTGTCTTTGAACTTGACTACATACCCTTCAGGTACGAGTTTGCCGTCTACGATCCACACAGCTACTCTGGAGAGCGTTAGAGTAACCGTCTTACCTTCAGGGTTTCTTACGCACACCCTATAGTCATAAATCAAAGCACCAGTCTTCTTGTTTATGAATCTACCACAAACAGGTTCATAGTCAAAACTAGCTTTAATATCCTCTATAGTGAATCCTTGGTAGCTATCTTGTTCATTCATAGTCTCAGTCATCCTTATAGGTTACAACAAGGACATAGGTACTAAGATAGAGGATTCAAGAGGACTCATACTTATATACTTCTTTATACATTATATAATAAGCCACGAGAGTACACATACTAGAGTCTATACACAGAGACTACTCAGAGAGTCTACTCATATAGTATAGAGTATATACTCAGGGGGCACACAACCCTATAGTTACATAGGATGTACGCACAGCTTTGTCAAGGGGCACTAGAGTGATATTTTTATTTTTTGTAGTAGCGAAGCTGCGCTTCTTATAGAATCAGGAATGAAACTATTAATCTTTTTGTTGTAGATCGAATAGAGCAAGCTCTTTTAGAAGAATACTTATTCCTTGGTTTGTTGTAATTTTACCAAGTGGCGAAGCTACGCTTCTATATGTGAATGCGAGTGAGGGTGCCGCCTCCTAGTGGCGAAGCTACGCTTCTATGTGACAACTTGTCGCACCTCCTTGAAATCTTTGTCTTGGGGATATACTGGGTAACCCCACCCCCACCGAATTACCCCTCACAATCTAGCGGGTCCCATCTTATGGATTGTCAAGGGGGTTGACAAGGGGAATTGGTAACTATCTGATGATTCGATATAAATATTCCGCTTGACAAGTAGCGAAGCTACGCTTCTTGTGGTATTTATGCAACAGGGAGGCGATTCGGCTACCCCATGGGCTAAACCGTCAAATGTTATACAATCACATAACGCGAAGAATTGACCGTTTGGTAAAAGTTTAACCATTTGGTCAAAAAGGATTAGTCCGTTTCGAGATTGCCACAGACACAGGATAGCAGGTGTAACAGAATAGGTCATACAATCACACAGGCTGACCGCTGAGGGGCCGAGTCTTGTCTGTGGTATACCGATATGGCAACCATATGGACTCGGCCCCTCAGTGACCCTCTTATTGAGCGTGCAAGCGTACTACCAGAACATGCACGTTTGCCATTGCCATGCTAGCTTGAAACCCTTGCGCTTGTGCCAGTGTCATGCAAGGGCCGAACGGTTGGACATTGTAAGCGCCATGCTTTGCCAACTGATAACGCGCGCCGTCATTGCCATGAATTGCCATTGTTGAGTCCTTTGTGAGATAGGCCATTGTTGAAGCTCCTGTTAATCAATGAAGAGGATAAGAGACGTTCGGGACGCTGTGGGACCAGCAAGCGCGACAGGTGCCGCAATTGTTGCCTTGGGTGCTAGCGGGGCAGGCGTGCCCATTGTGCGCCTCTTTCTTGCGGTGCACTGTTGAAGTGTTGACGTGTCCAGAGATAGGCGCATCTCCAATCATTGTGCTAGAAACCCGCACTATAAGATTGGACGGTATCGCTCCCCCTTGCGACAGGTAAGCTTTCACGATTCCGCTTTCCCGAGTTGGGAGCCAATGGGCAATTTTGGGTGTGGCGCGTGCAACTTCACAAATAGCGGAAAGCATCGCGACACTCTGCAAATCGCCCGAGTCGAACCACCGATGGTAGGGTTCCCGAGATTTGACGAAAGCGCGCATAATTTGAAACACGCAAGCTGCAATCCATTTCTCGGGCGCTGTATCGATTAGCTTGACGGCCTTTTCATAATTCGCAAGCCAACCTTGATTGACGCTCGGGCGCAGTTTTTCAAGTTTAAGCGCATAGCATCGGGAACACGTTGAATCTTTGATTGCCGCTAACTTGGAACCTACTTTGCATTTGGTGGCAGAGATAGCGAAGGTCGACCCCGGCATCTTGCCATTGCCAAGGGATATCTTTCCGGCATCTGCTATTGCCGCTTTTAACGTCATTGTCATCATTGCACCTATATTGCCAGAAAGATGATGAAACCTAATGTGCAAAGCGCACAAAAGACCACGGTTTCGAGAATATCGCGGATTCTCATGCTACTTTCCCCGCGAAACAAGTTTTATAGAACAATTCGGTAATTTCAGCGTCCGAATTGATATAGGCGCGCGGCTCGTTAGCTAAGACAAATTCGGTGCCTTCGCCGTGCCAGTATTCCGACGCGAAGAGAGTCATCTCGCCGTTATTCCATACCATAGCGTGAAAGTTTTGTTCAACTTCGTCAGTGCGGCGATTATAAACAACCGAGGTATAGCTAAGGGCAACTGTCGCGCTTTGGAGTGTCCACATTTTGTTGTTTCCCTGTATCGTCGTTTCCGTTGCATTCTTTCTCGCACGATTCGCTAAGCTTGGCAACAACTATTTCAGAAATTTGGCAAGATTCTTGCACTATATACATATAGGGCTTTTTTTGAAGACTCTGTTGACAAGGCATAACGAATCGCCTATATTGATCCTATGAACCCGGTTCGACCGGGCGGGGGCGCGCATTGCGTTCGCAAAAATCAGGGAAGTACGGCTATACCGAATCAGTTGCATTTTTGTCACAGCACTGTGGCATATATATTTGTCAAGTAACGAATTATTTCCCGACCGTTTCAGTATGTAAATCAGGTTTACTAAATCAGAGTGATTTAAGTAATAATATTTCTTGACCGTTTCAGTATGTAATTCAGATTTACATTCATAAAACTAGATATCCAAATATGTAGATATCCAAATATGTAGATATCCAAATATGTAGATAT